CCTTCTCAAGAGTGGATTGACTACTGCCAAGCATTGAGAGATGTTCCTTCACAAGAGGGATTTCCTTGGAACATTACATGGCCTGTTGAGCCATAATATAGGTAAGGAGCAATCATGGCTGTAACTAGTGAACAAATTATTGATTTTTTACTTGCTAACCCTGGCATGAGTGATGCCCAGATCGCGGCAGCGATGCAAGAATACAATGTAACACCTGCTCAAATGGCGCAGGCTGTTGGATTGCCAACTGAGGAAGTGCAAGAACGCTATGTTGCGGCTGCTCCAAATACTTATACTGCTGAAAACGTAAATAAGTTAGCAAGCCAAATTCTCTCTCAAGGCACTACTGAGGCTTGGACTGGTGGTTTACCTCCTGAGAAAGCCGCTCTTTACATGGCTGATGAGTTGGCAAAAAGTGGTGTTACTAACATTACACAAGTTGCCAAAGGCGAGGATGGAATCATCAACGCCATGACTGGTGAGAAGTTAATCTCTGGTTATGGTGAGCGTACAGGTGGAAATCTTTGGTCTGGCTCTTACGAAGGTAAGGGTAATACTGGATTTGGCGTTAACTTTGATGAACAAGGAAATCCTGTTTTTTACACGCAAGGTGCATCATCTAGCACTTTGAAAAACGACATTCTTAAACTAGCGGCAGTAGCTGGTGCGGCTTATGGTCTTACTGGTGGATTTGAGGGTTTATTTGGTGGTGGAGCCGCTACTACGGGGGTAACAGGCGCTAATGGTGCTTTTTTAGGCGAAGGTGCTTTGTCTGGTATTGCGGCATCTGATGCGGCTTTAGCAGGAGCTACAGTAGGCTCTACTGGCTTAACAATGTCACAACTTGCTCAACTTGATATGGCTCTTGGTGGTGCTGGTGGAACTACTGGCGCTACTCAATTGGCTAATGCCTTGATGACTGGTGCGGCTGTTCCTACTATCACTAGCTTGACTGGTGGTAGTGGAGTTTTAACAGGTGCGGCAGGTGGCATTACTGCTGAATCTGTTGCTCAAAAACTAGCGGCAGATGCAGGTATGGGTGGTGGTACAGGATTGCTTGCAGGTGCAGGCGGTCTAGGATTAAGCACTACTGGTGCAGGTTTAGGTGCGGCAGGTACAGGCGCAGGCCTTGTTACTGGTGCAGGCACAGGACTTGGAACAGGGCTTGGAACTACTCTTGCGGGTGTTGGAACTGGTGTTGGTACTGGAGTAGGCTCTACTTTGGCAGGAGTAGGAACTGGCGTAGGTACAGCACTTGGTACTGGATTAACTAATGCCGCAACAGGTGGTTTAACAGCCGCACAAATAGGTGCTTTACTCTCTGGTGGCTTGACAACAGGGGCAGGTCTTCTCCAACAACAAACATCTCGTGAAGCGGCTCAACGTGCGCAACAGATGATTGATACTGAAACTGCTGCTGCTAAACAAGCGGCTCAGTTCCGTCCTGTTGGCATGACTACTCGTTTCGGTACTTCACAGTTCACAGTCGATCCTAGAACAGGTCAATTGACAAGCGCAGGATACACATTAAGTCCTGAAGCTAAGAATGCTCAAGACCGATTGGTAGCATTGGCTGAACAAGGTTTACAGCAAGCAGAAGGCGCTCAACAACAGTTTGCTCCTTTGCAGACAGGTGCACAGAAATTGTTTAACCTTGGCAATCAGTACATTGCTCAATCACCACAAGAAGTTGCTCAGAACTATCTGAATCAACAGATGGCTTTGTTGCAACCTGGTCGTGAGTTGGAATTGGCTAACTTGCAAAATAAACTGCAACAACAAGGTCGTGGCGGTCTTTCTGTCGCTCAAGGTGGCACTATGGGTGCTACAACTCCTGAGCTACAGGCTTTGTATAACGCTCGTGCAATGCAAGAGGCTCAATTGGCGGCTCAAGCTCAACAAGCTGGTCAACAACAAGTCGCATTCGGTGCGGGTCTGTTGGGCACTGGTGCGCAAACAATGGGCAACTACTATGCAGGTCAACAGGCGGCTTACCAGCCATATACAACAGCTCTTGGTCAGGTTCAAGGTTTGGAAACTGCGGCACAACAACCTTTGACAATGGGTGCGGCTCTTGGTCAACAAGCGGCTCAAGCAGGTGCTAATGTTGGTCGTTTAGGCTTATCAGGTGCTGAGTTCAGTACTCGTTTGGCTACTGGTAATGCGGCAACAACCAACCCTTATGCAACATTACTGAGTGGACTAGGTGCTTCTCCTGCATTTGGACAGGCAATTGGCGGCTTATTCTCTTAAGGATTCATCATGGCAGATATCGTAGGAAGTCTTTTTGGAATCACCCCACAAATGTTTGGGGAACAACAGAGAATGAGTGCTTTGAATGAGGGTATCGCCCTTGCTCAACTAGACCCTGCTTCTCGTGGTGCGGCACTAACTTATGGTGGTGCTAAAGGTCTTGGTACTGCCATTGGTGGTGCTATGGGTGTTGAAGACCCACAACTAAAGATGATTAGCACTCGTAATGCTATTGCTCAACAGATCGACCAGACTAATCCTGAGTCTATTCTCAAAGGCGCTCAGATGCTTGCACAAGCAGGCGACCAACAAGGTGCTATGGCATTAGCCCAGTATGCTCGTCAAGCACAAGGTGAGTTGGCGCAAGTGCAACAGAGAAAAGCGGCAACATTAGCGTCTTTAGCGGCAGCTTCTCGTGAACGTGTCCAAGCCTCTCCTAAAGAAGTTCAATTGGCTCAAGCTCGTGCTTTATTGGTTGGCCCAGAAGGTTCTCCTGAGTACAACACAGAATTTGCTTCAGTCTTAAAAGAGCAAATGACCAAGCCAGATCAGAAGATTAGTTATGGCCCTGAAGCTGATAGAGCTGCTGTAGCAAGATTTGGTAAACCATTTTCTCAATTAACTCAGCAAGAAGCATCTGTCATTGATACATTGTTAGAAGAGCGTGGAGTCAAAAAGGCTAAGGAAGGCGCTTCTAAATTAGTCTTGCCAGGCGAAAAGGCTCTTGTTGATATTCCTGCATTCACTAGAAATGTTCAGCAAACAATTGAGAAGCCTTTGAATGCAATCTACCAAGTAGATAATGCTTTGGCAAATATCCAAGACGCTATCAAAACAGATAACTTTGCTTCTTATCGTGCGGCTCAGACTCAATTTGCTAAAGCAATTGCAGGTGCAGGCGATTTAAGCCAGAAGGAATTGAAGGCGGCTGGTGCTGATCCTGCTTTGGTTGGTGGTGCGGCAGACTATTTGTCTACATTGGCTACCTCTACGCCAACAAAAGACACTATGCAGAAGATGCAAAGTGCTATGCAGACTATCAAGAAAGTCAACACTAACAAAGCCAATAATGAGCTTGAGCGTCAACGCAAGATTGCTATATCTGCTGGCTATCCAACAGAGGCTGTTAATTTAGCTTTATCTTTCCCTGAATTGACTGCTAAAGAAACAGGTGGAGAGAAAAAAGCCAATACTAGAACATTAAAAAGCGGTAAAGTTGTTACTGTCATTGAAGAATAAGGACGCACCATGCCAGTTTACGAAATTGACGGAAAACGCTATCAAAGTGATGCCCCTTTGTCAGATGCTGAATTAGAAGAGTTATCTGGTAAACCTACACCTTCTACTGGTGCTGTGATGGCTGAGTCTGCACGAAAAGGCTTTGCAGGAACTGTTGGTACTGTTTCTGGTCTGTCAAACCTTATTTTCTCTGCATTAGAGCGTACTGGCTTAAATCCTTTGACAATGGGTATGAGAGCATCAGGCGGTACTGTTGCTCCTGCTCCTACTACTGGTGGTGTTGTAGAAACATTTAAATCAGCTCGTGAGCCTATTTACCAAGGAACAATGCAAGCTCTTGGCACTACTGGTGTTGAGCCACAAACAGGATTTCAGAAGATTATTGGTCAAGGTACAGAGGCTGTTACTTCTCCAGAGAGTTATGTATTCCCCGCATTGGCGGCTACAAGACGTATGGGTTTGTTTGGTCAAGCCTTGATGCGTCCTGCTGAACAACAAGTTATTGGCTCTACTGCTGAAGCGGGTGGCATGGCAGGTGAAGTGGCAGGCGAGAAGTTAGGTTCTGCAACTACTGGTCGTGTTGTTGGTAGTATTTTCGGTGGTGGTGGTGGTAGTTACACCCTTGGCACTCTCCTAAAGTCTGGCCCTGTTGTCAACAAAGGGTTTGATGTTGCTCGTAGTCAATGGGCTAAAGTCCGTGGAACTGTTCCTGAAGACGAGTTGCTCAAGGATGTGGACAACCGAATCAGCAATATCTTTATTGCCGCAGGCGCTGCTGATCCTACATTCATGGACACAATTACAAAAGCCGCTAAAGCACAACAGAGTGTTTCTTTGAAGACACCAGGCGGTACACCAGTACAGATGCCTATTAGTTCTTTGTTGGCAGACAATCCTGTTGTCAATCAATTGATCCAAAGTCTGTCTGCTAAAGACCCTGTGTTCCGAGCGCAGTATGGCAACCAGTTTGAACAAGCTAAACAGGCTTTGACAGCTAATCAGATTCGTTTGTTTGGCGACCCATCTAAAGTTAAAGTGGATATTTCTCCACTTGATTTGGCTAAACCACAAGCTCGTAGAACTCGCACTATTGATGAGCAAATTGGTGATGCATTCAGGGATACGACTCTCGATCCTAATGCGTTTGGTCAACGAGTTTCTACACTTGTTGCCGCCAAAGAAGATGCCGCTTATAAGCAAGTCAAGCCACTTTATACAGAAGCCTTTGACATTGCCAAGCAGAAGAATGTTGAGTTGCCTGCTAACTCTGTTGACGACATCTACAACTTTGTTGCTGGCGAGCAAGCATCTGACATCTTCAAGACTTTCCCATCTATTTACAATCGTGTTCGTGCGAAATTCCGTCCTGCTGAAGTAGAGGCTAGCCCCATTCTGACCGCAGAAGGTAAGCCAATGACTGAAGGTGGAATCAAGTTTTCTGCCGCAACAGTAGAAGATTTAGACTCCTTAAAGCGTGAAATCAACAAACAATTGCGTAAAACAAGCGACCCCGCTGATATTCGACTGCTCTCTGAGTTGAAAGCACGAGTTGGCGGTCACATTGATAACCTTGATCCTGACTTTGTTCAGGCTTATCGCAATGCAGATGCTTCTTACTTCCAGAAGGTTGGTTTGCCATTCAATTCTGAAACATTGAAGGCTGTTGACCGCAAGAAGTTTGTTGAACAGATTGCTCCCGCCATCATTGGTAACAAGTCTAATGTTGATGATTTTATCAAGGCTACAGGAGAAGATGGTGTTCGTGTGGCACGAGATGCCTTCTACGACAGCTTTAGTCGTGCGGCTTTAAAGAACGATGTACTAGACCCTAAAGCAGCTAACAAATGGCTTACTAAGAATCAAGGTGGTGTTTCTTTAGTGCCAGGCTTAGAAGATGAGCTTCGTGCGGCATCAAACAATGTATCTGCTTTGATTGCAGAAAGAAATCGTTTGGATGCGGCATTTAAGAAGGTTGCTGGCGACCAAATCGTAAGTTCTGGTGGATTTAAAACACCACAAGAGTTGGTTTCTAAGATGTACAGCGATGTCAACTTCACAAATAAGTTCATGCAACAGTATGGAGCGAATAAGGATGCAGTAAATGCGGCTCGTTCGTTCATGTTGGATGACATTGTTCGTGCGGGTGATCCAGTTGCAACATTAAATGACCGAACAAAAGCGGCTGTGTTTAACAGGGTGTTTGGGCCAACTTATGCAAAGAAAGTTCAAGACTTTGCAACAGTTTCTGAGCGACTGAACAAAGACCTGACCAATGTGCCATTTAAGGTTGAAACAGTACCTAAAACACCTTTTGAGAGTGTAGTTGGCATTCCTCCAGAGCAAGTTATCTCACGCTTCACAAACCCTGTTTCTGGGCCTTTCTATGCTATCAGTTCGTTGATGAGCAAGTTCTGGGCTAATAAGGCTTCTGCATTAACAGAGGAAAAGCTAAAGACTTTGTTGTTAAACCCTACAGATGCTGTGAAAGTGTTTGAGGCTGTACAACCAAAGGCTGGTGGGTTTGACCAACAGAAGATTCAAAGTGCTATTGATGTTGGAAAGAAATACGGCATTCAATGGGTTGCAGATGCTATGCAAGACTTTGCTACTGGCGCTGCTCGTGGTGGCGTTCAGTCAATGACTGAAGAGTGATGAAAGACTGGCTGTTAGCATTAGTTGCGGCAGCCGTTGTCACAGTATTTGTGATATTTTGTAGTATTGTAATTGTTTGGGCATTTCCGTGATCGCCTTTCTCTTGGCGGCAACCATAGAGTACCGATGTATTAAGTGGACTTGGACTGGTGATGTATACAACAGAAGAGTTGTGTGCATTAAGTGGGAGAGAAAGAAATGATACCTATCGAC